GAGCCTCGATCTGCTTGAGCAGTTCATCCATCGGTAAGGATTACTCTACAGTGCCTTGTGACAAGCGGTCGAAGGCAGCCTCGGCCTCGTCGAACTTCTCTTCGAACCAGTCGAGCACAAGCTGCCGCTCGTCATCATCGAAGTCGTCCGGGAAGGCTTTTCCGGCCACCTGGAACAGCGTGCGGGGGTTGACCGGCAGCGGGGTGACGCTGATCTCAGCGAGGTCGGCCTGGTAGATGCGGGGGCCGTTCGGGGTGGCCTTCTTCTTGAACAGGCCGCGCACCGAGAGGCCTCGGATCGTGCCTGTCTTGACCTTGGCGACTACGTCCTCGGCCCACGAGCCGGTGGCGGGCTTATCGATCCGGGCCTTCATGAACAGGCCGTCAGGGCGGGGGTCGAGGTCCAGAACCTGCCCGAGAGCGTGGTCGTTCTTGTGGTGGTACAGCAAGACGGGGTTGGTCGCCATGAAGGTGTCGATCCCCTTCTTGAAGGCGCCGGGCAGGAACGCCTCGTCCTCGCGGTCGATGCCGAAGTCGGAGGCGAGTCCCTCGATGATGATGCTTCCGTCGTCCTCCGTTCCGGCGACAGACTTCGCGCCGGGCAGAGTTACGTCGAGGTAGAAGGGGGCTTCCTGATCCACTCCCCTACTCTATCGAACCGCGTGCCGCCTCTTAGCGCGGGATGAAAGCGCCGCAAGCCAGGCACGTCACGCCGTCAGTGATGCCGCGCTTGGCGTACTGAATCGCGCTGGCATACGCCACGTGAGGAGGGCACACAGGTTCCGGGCGGTAGTTCTCGATCTGCTCGACGGTGTCCAGCAGGAGCTGGAGAGTCAGCGGCTTGGACTCCGTGCTCGCCGTGGAGAGCATCAGTCAGCCGAGGCCATGATGCCCCTGGTCTTCTCGTAGTAGCGGTCGAACTGGGCGTGGCGAAGCTTGTCCTCCCAGTCGTCGTGAGGCTCCGCGTTGAAGATGAAGTGCAGCTCCCCCTCCACGCAGATCGGGCAGAGGGCGCCGGGGTGCTCGACCGGGAAGTTGGTCAGGCAGACGTTGCAGCGCCGGGCGGCCATCAAGCGTCCTTGAGGAAGCGGGGCGCGAAGTAGGCGCAGTCGCAGACCGCACACAGCTCGACTGTGCTGATGTCTCCATCCTCGTTCTCGTACGGAAACGCGACGCGGGTGTGCCCCCCGCAGCCCTGGGTGTACATGATCCCGACCCCGAGAACCTCGGGCAGCTCCTCGCCACGGCAGGTTTCGTCCAAGACCGTGCCGCTCTGCTCCTTCAGCCGCCGCTCAAAGAGCGACAGCACCTGAGGGATCGGCCGGGAGTGCGTGTGCCCTGTGAAGCCTTCTTCACTCATCAGGCACAGTCTATCAGCCGTGTCTAGCGGCGGGGCTTGCGGCGCGAGTACGAACGCACGTACACAGCCTTCTTCCCGGCGTTGGGACCGCGCGGTGAGCGCGTGTGCCCCTTCACCCGGGACTTGCGCGTCGGGTCGCCCTTCTTCCGGGCACCCCCGGAACGCTTACGGCGCTTGCGACCCTTGCGGGCTGCTCGGCGTGCCATCAGCTTGCCTCCAGTTCCTGGCGCAGTTTGCGAAGCTGTCGGCTCAGCGCCTTCTGAGCGGCCGCCGTGCTGGGAAGGCTTCCGTCCTTGGGGAAGGCTCGGGTGTTGCCGGGCTTGGGCGGCCGACCGCCTTCGCTGCCGACAGGCCGGTCTGCGTGTCCGCCGCTGGCGGCGTCCTCGTCCTCGCCCGGCAGGTTCAGGATCATGTCGTCGATCTCTTTCCACTCCGCCTTCTGGTCTTCCAGAGGCTCCAGTCCCACCTGGTTTCGGATGTCCTTGACCTGGACCCCCGGGAGGCCAGCGAGCGCCTCGGCCAGGTCGAGGCGGTCCTCGATGGGCATCACGTAGGCGTAGTCGATCTTGAACTCGACGCCCCAGGCGTTGGTTAGGCTCTTGGTGATCTGCTCCTGCAGCCGGTTGAGGAACGGGCGCATGGTCTTGTTGTCGAAGACGCGCTGGGACTCGCGGGCCGCCTGGCGGTCGGTGCTCGACCCCATCTCTCCCAGGAGCGGAGTCGGCACCCGCATCAGGCGGCAGATGCGATCCTTCGACAGGTTCTCCATCTCGACGAAGTTGGCCTCGACGGCCGTGGCGCTCATGGCGTTGAACTTGAGGCCGCGCTCCAGCATCGCCACCTTGAAGGCGTTGCTCTGGCCGCCGTAGAGGAGAGAGAACTGCCGCTTCATCTTCTCCCACGTGCTCGGCGGCACCGAACGGTCGGACTCCAGGACGCCGGTGAGGCGCGTGCCCTGCTCGTAGTACTGGGCGGCCGACTCAGTCTGGGCCAGCTCGATGTCGAACATCCGGGGGGCACCGGCCACGAAGCCCAGGCCTCGCCACGGGTTGTGGGGGTTCGGCCGCTTGGCGTGGATGATGTCGTCCGGGCTGAACTTCACCGGCTTCCCGCCGGGCGCGGTGTAGACGTAGTTGATGGGGACGCCCTTCGGCCCGATCTCGACCTCGACCAGCGGCGGGGCCAGCCGGTAGAGGGCCAGCGGCTTGCCCGAGTCGTCGATCTTGTACTTCAGCCAGATGAACTCCCCGGCCAGGAGGAAGTCGATGACGGCCAGCTCCATCATCTCGGTGTAGTCCATGAACGGGTTCGGCCGGGCCAGGAGGTTCACCAAGTCCTCGGGCGCCTCGCCCTCGATGTTGAGCGAGGTCGTCGGCTGGTCCGGCCCTGACGACAGCTCCTTGCCGTCCTTGGAGAAGTGGTACTCCGCGTTCGACGTGGTCTGGGCGTACAGATCGACGCACGCCATGAGCGTGTCGATAGCGTCCGTGCCCCCGTAGCCCTGCAGGTGGCGCGCCCCGGTCTTCCCGTCGAGGCGGCGACGCGGGGCTTGCGAGATTCCCAGGGAGGGGATCGCGTCCGTCAACGGCTCAGCCTTTCCACGGAGCGGGAGGGAAACCATGTCGGCCAACGCCTTCAGCATTGGAACCAGGGTATCAGTTGTTGCGTCCGCCAAGTCACCGATGACACAGTACACCCCTCCCTCAAGGGAGGGAGGTGTACGTGTCACTTCATTCGGCTGATAGAGCCAAATCCTCCAAGAGGCCTTTAGACCACTTTACATGTGCGGTCTGCTACAACCGTGCCTGAGCGTTTGACAAGTGACCCAGGCGTGAGTATGATGTGCCCGATGAGCCTTGACACGCATATAACCTACGCCGAGAAGACGGCCGCCAACGCACGATCCGTGCGTGAGGAGATGCGCTGGAGGCAGACCCCTGGGTCGGCTGAGAGGCAGGCGTCCCTGCGGGACCACCTCCACCGGATCACCATGGCGATGGCCCCCCTGCGCTCGGCCATCGGCAAGCTGGTCTTCGGAGATGAGGAGGCCACGGAGGCGGAGCACGAGCTGCGCGCCGCGTCCAAGCGCCTCCAGTACGAGCGCAAGCAGCTCAACAAGATGCTCCGATGAGCGCAGAGTCGGCCGCCCTCATCTTCATCTTGCTCCTGATTGTCTTCGCGGCCATCGGCTTCACGCTGTTCCTCAACTGGTACTGGGACAAGTACGGCGGCCCGCGTGACTGATCCGCTCATCATCGCCCTGAGCGTCTGCCTCAGCGTGGTCTTCCTGATGGCCATCGTGCTGGGCCTGGGCGTCCTTGCCACAGTAGGGGCGTCGGCTGCGGTGCTGCTCGCCTTCGCGCTCGGCGTCGCTCAACCCTAACCTCCGCCATCCCCCGGGTCCACCGGGACCATCCGATCACTTGCGTCCGGGCCATGCCCGTAGTGTACTGCCGATAGTTGCCTCGGACGCAATGATCGACTATACGCTCGTGCAGGGGCGAGCCGCCCGCCCGCCACCAAAACGGGCGGACTTCGGCGGCGCTGGCCCGGCCGCTCACGCTGCGGCTAGCCGATCACACCGTGGCGTATCACGGTGCGCGCCCCTGAAACAGGGTAGTCTAGCAGGGGTCGGATTGGTCACACAACGTAACCCGGACCCCTTCTGACCAGGTGCACCGCACCCCTATTCCCGACCGATCCAGTCGGGAAGGATTACACGCGGAGCGGGTTCCAGGTCGGCGCTGGGGTAAAAGCCCCAGTTTAGGCGACACTTTCGTACGAGTAATGGGTAGTGCCCTGCATTTCCGGCCCCACGCGATCCCCGGGTTCCTCGGGGTGCGAGGGTGCCGGGGACGCGGGGAGCGGGGCGGAGGGAGCGTCGGGGCCGTTC